AAGTCTCTCCGCTTAGCGACAGGTTCGATGAAGGACAGCCGATCCAACACGGCAATCCCACATTTAGCTATTTCTAATCCGTACTCAAGGACGTAATCGTTCTCCGGATCTGAACCTAAGGTTGATGCCACTACCCAGTCGTGTCCTTTGTCTCGCTCCCCCACCCACCAAATAGGGTTGGTTAAATTTTCTTTATCCGTGTTTGTCGTTACCTGATAATTGTGTCCCTTTAGTTGATCCGAGAGTACATTTAATGGGTCGTATGGGACAAATATTTTTCCCTGCAGATACGAATGTTTTATTAAGGTGTGGGTTACACCCTTTGGGATGCTGTAAAACATAGACATCTGCAGTGATCTTAAAACCAGTCCAGCTTAGCCGCTTTCGGCTCGTTTAGTTCACGGTCTTAACACCAGTCACACAAAGGACTTAGATTATGCTGAACCTTCAATGGCAGACACAAGAACAAGAATTTTTACATCAGAGAGTAATGATGGACGCAAAAAAACTGAGCAAAGAGGAGCTTTTACAAATTTTTGAAGGTGTTCATAAACAATATCTTTTGCGCAGTCATTTGTTTGCTCGGTTAGCCGCGTGGTGCGCGAGTAACAAAATTATTCTTCCGAGCTTTGAGGAGTTATTAGCACCCAAAGAGGTACACCATCCTGAAGAAAATAACTGAAACCTAAACGCTCTATATATTTGGAAATTGCTTCCCGTTTTTTAGACGTCGGTATAGATACAAACGCTGAACCCGCTGGAAACCTGGTATGCGTAGCTTTAAACATCCGGTAGAGGGCAGCTAGACCACGCTGGTTTCGCCCCGTGGGAATGTGATTCGCTCTTCGAGCACGCTTATTTTTTCTTTTTTTGTACCAGTCGGATTGTGCTCGGCGGGATTTATTGATGTTTATTCCCACGTGCCAAAGGTTTTCTCCGATACGTTCATAAAACAAAGCCACCCACAGATTTCCAACACGTTGCCTTACTGTAATGATTTTTTTGTGCATAAAAAAGCGGGGTTCGCACCCCGCAGTTTAATGCTCTCTTACTTAGTTAGAAATCGATTCCCAAAGCTTTTGCTTGTTCTTCGGTCAGCTCAACAGCTTTTTTGGAAGCTGCTGGTTCCTGCTTGGAAGCGGCAGCCGGAGGCAGAGCTTTTTCTTCGTTGGCTGAGGCGAGTTGCCTTTCACCACTAGAGGGATGCGATTCTGCAAACGCCGCTTTGATCGCGGTGTGGTCTGCACCTAGTGGTAGTTCCACCAAGGTGGCCCCAGGGATGTGGGACTTAAGAGCAGCAGCGATCATGTTTCCGCCATCTGCGTTAAGCCACGTGTTTACATCTTCGATCAAAGCCTTCTCTTTATCGTCAGCAGGTGGACGATCAGAGAATTCAAGAGCATTGAAATTAATCTTGGCTCCATCAGCTCCGGTCATTGGATCCTTCTCGTTAAACGAGCGAGTCACAAACTTCGAAGACGTAACAACAGACGCACAGTTAATGCGGTTGTTATAAAGAGTTTGGAAGTAGGAGATGAAGTTCTTTTGACTCGATTTGCCAGAGATCATCGAGGTCGTTACACACCGAGGCGGAAGCAACCTGTGGTTGGGAGACACGCCGATGTAGGCGATACGGATGAACTCCTCTTGATTCCTCATTCCGAGGTTACCGAAATAAGGAGTAAAGCCAATCAGGATAAATTCAATCGGGATACCGTTGTCGTTTTTATCTACGATTGCTGAGTCTGGATCAACATCGGATTTCCAACGACGAGCTTGGAGATCAATACGGAGAGTGTGCGGAGGAAGATTGCAAAGAATTTCGTCTTCCGAAAAATTGCCAGCGATAAATACCATGGTTAGTTAGTCCGAATCAAAGGGAGAAATCAATAGAACCGAGAGCAGCAGCAGCCACTGTTCCTTTTTCTGGATCAGCAGCTTTTTTAGGAGTTGTTTTAGAGGACTTAGGAAGATACATAATTTTATCAACGTTATAGTTCAAATACAGCTTCTCGTCTTTCTCGCTTGTTGAAACTTTACCAACGGCAATTGTTGGCGTTCCAGGAGCGAGTTCGGAAAGTTGTTTTGAAAGCTCAGCCCATGCGGTCACTTTCGCCCACGAGGTTTCGCCGTTTTCGTTTGGCCACGCCAACGAACGGTTTGTCACCGTAGTGTCGTTAAGCTCCACTTCATCGGCTTTAGGTCCGAGTCCCCCGGTGATCATAAAAAGATTGACGGCCAGAAGATCGTCAAAGTTTTCGTTTGTCACAACCAGGATTGGTTGCATTTGGAGAACACCATCGATGGTTGGCCGCGTGGGACCAATAGCTAATACTGTTTGGTTTTCTTTAAGTTCTTTAAGGAGTTTGCCTACATAATGACTTTTTTGTTGAAGCAGTTGGACTTTTGTAGGAACTCTCTTGTCGCTTGCTGGTAGTGATTCAGCAAGGACGTTTAAGACTCCTTCATTCTCATCAGCTTCTGCTGTGATTCGCAGACCCAGAAGAAAGACGTTCATTTTTTAATTTTCTGTAAATTGTTGAACGATGGACGTTTAGGGCCTCGGCTATCTGGTTTACACCAGTTCCTTGGCCCCGATAGGCTAGGAGAAGTTTGATGTCACCGCAAGTCAATTTCGAGTTTTTTGTCCCGTGATATTCAAAATGATATGGATTTGTACACTGTCTGTTTTTGCAGCGCGACTTAGCTGTTAATCGTTCTTTTGGTATATCTAAATATCTTAAAATTACATCTTTTACGTAAAATCTTTTTGCAAAAATATATATACACGGATATTTGTTAGCAGTTGTTCCTTGCCATAAATCACACGTATTCTGATCGTACGTATTAAACGCTAGCTTTTCAAACAAATTCGATATTTCTGAGTTTTTATAAGCGCCGTAAATTAACTCTAATTCTTCTGCGTATAAAGACTTTCCTATATCTTGCGCTTGAGCTTGCGCATGATTTGTATCTAACGCTTTAATAGGTATAAAAAGTTTTTTATTTTTATCTTTTATTAAAAGCGTATAATCGTTATTCAACTTTTTAATTATCGTCCAGCTTCTTTCCGCAGTTGGTCATATAAGCCTCCCTTTCCTGGTAAATTTTGCTCTCGCAATATAGAAGTGTTGCCCACTCTATCAATGTAATCAAGTATTTCTGCTGCTGAATAACCTTGATTTCTTGCTGCTGTTACATCTTCGCCACCAAAATAGGAAGGATCTATACCATATGCGGCTGAAATAGGACCTTTTGTTGTAGGCGCTGTGGAAGCAGACCTGAATTCTTGAGTCTGCAGAGGGTTATCGAATTTAGGCGCCGCAGTCGGAGTGGGTGCAGGAGTAGGCGTAGGAGCTGGTGCTGGTTTAGGTGCAGCCTGTTGCGGAGTTAATGCTGATTCCACGCGAACATTACCTCTCATAATTTGCTCATACAAACCTTCTGGATTACCTTTAACGTTTTGTTCGCGGAATAATTGCGGGTTACTTTGAGCCCAGTCTTTAATCTCCTGGGGAGTAACTCCCCGTTCGATATTACGCCAATAATCTTCTCCACCAAAGTAGGTCGAGCTAATACCAAATTCAGTCGTAGGAATACGTTTTTCCCGCGTGGGAGTAGGAGCAGGTGCAGGTTGTTGCACACTTGTGCTAATAGGCGCAGCCGAACCCGCTGCTGCAGCTTCTCGCTGTCTTAACGATATTTCTGGTGTTACCGATACTGTTTGACGCCCTAAACGACCTCCACGCTGAGACTTACTACCAAACGTTAATTTAAGTTCCGGAAAATAGTCACTTAATATCGACTGCGTTTCGGCAGAATCATCTTCAGCTTCAAAACTCGGTAAATCTATGCCGAAAGCCCTACCAGCTAAATTTACGCTAACTCTGCGGGAAGCCACAAATTTAAAACACGTCTAATTCGATTATAAACGCGTTTATGCCTTGTCGTTCCTTTCAAAAAATCTTCTCAGTGAGTGTCCCCGCTTAACCACCATGTCCAAAGTTTTTAAATTTAAGATCGCTTCTTCGTAGGTTTTATATGTCTTTGCTAAGTCTTTATCCTTTACATAAGTAACTACAGTCTGGTCTGAAAGCATAGTGCTTACAAACTCTCCTTTAGGACTTACAATAATCCAAACCTCCCTAAATTTTAAACCAGTCTGCGAGGCCATCTCGGCTTCGGTGTAGAGTCGAGAGTTCCTTAGCAGTTTAAACGTATTTGTAGTTACGAAAGTATTTTTTTCGTTTTTAATGAGCGTTTTGATTTTGTGTTGCCGTTTTAACGACCTGGCGTGGTTACTAGCACGTAACGGAGAATCGAACTCCTCTTTCAACACATAAAGGGAGTTTTCACCGGTAATGACCCCAAAATATTTATCTCCATGCCTAACGGTAAAAATCTCTTTTTCGGGGGACTTAGGAAGTTCTAAAAGGAAATCGGACATTACTTTGCTGCCCATGAGTCGCCTACATTAGCATCTGCAACTGACGGAACAGTCTTCAAAACCTTCTGTGCGGCTTCAACCATAATTTTTTCTAAAATATTTTTATATTCTTCTGCCTTGTGCTCTATTACTTCTAGAACTATTTCGTCGTGTACACACGCCACCATGTACGCTTCATCATTTAAATACTGATTAAGTTCTGCAATAGCAATTTTTAAGATGTCCGCTCCAGACCCCTGTATGAGCGTGTTGGCGCTGCACATCATTGTGGCATCGTCGTAGCTCAGCAGTCTTCTACGGCCACAGGCTGTTCGAGTAAAAGCCCACCCGTCAGCAACCAGAGCAGCTCGCTCTTGGTGCCATTCTCGCAGCCGTGGGTATGCCGCATGGAATGCTGCGTGCGCCACCTTGGCTTCAGACAGCGAAATTATCTTCCCGCTTTGAGCTGCGTATGTTTTGTATTTTCTAAAGCCCATACCGTACTGAAGCGCGAAGTTCAGCGTTTTACCGTCTTGTCGTTCCTCTTTCGTAACTTCTTTAATGTCTTTTTTGTAAATCAAACTAGCTGTCAAAATGTGCAAATCTATGTTTTCGTTAAACGCTTTTTTCATTTGAGGGATATTAATCAATTCGGCGCCGAGCCTCAGCTCGATCTGCGCCCAATCGCAAATAACGAGCTTGAATCCTTTCGTAGCTGTAAAAATTTCTCTGAAGTCTTTTGACCGAGGTATCTGTTGAATGTTTACACCAAAGACGGTTTTGGTTTTTGTTTTCGCGACTTTAGGGGATCCGCTACTCGTAAATCTTCCAGAGTTAGCTCCGAACTGATTGTATCCAGAATGAATCCTATGTGTAACAGGGTTAACGTTGTCTATTAATTTGTCTACGTGCTCTAAACGCGTTTCTATTTTTGCTCGTTCTCTGTATAAATTCAAAGTTGGATCCTGGCTGTCAAACTCGGATAATGCAATTTGATTTAAGGTGAATTTACCTGTGTCTGCGTTTATGGGAAGTTCGATTCCCGCTTCAGTAAACGCAGAAATTACTTGTGCGGTAGAGCCAGGGTTAAATTCTTTACCTGCTTTTTTACCAATGAGTACCGAGCCATTATCCCCGCGTGGCAACCTCTTTTCTACCGGTAAACGTTTATCTAAACTCTCTACGAACTCAGTATTAACAGCATTTAAGTCTTCTGTTATTTTACTTTTTAATGCTTTTAATTTTGTAACATCTACATTAAATCCCCTGTAGCACATTTTTGCTACTGGGCGAATACATTTTGATTCCAACGTGTAAATATCTAAGAGGTTTTCCTCTTTCATTTCCTGCAACTGACCGGCAGCAATTGCGGGCAGAATATCAACGTCTTTGGAGGCGTATTCGATTTGCTCAAGAGTCAATTCAGGTTGACTCCAATCAGTAAGTCGCTGTTCTTTATCTATCTCAAGTTCTAATCGCCTTTCTGCTACAGCTTTTAGAGAACACGAGATGTCAGCAAAATAAGGTTTGTTCTTTTGCGGTGATACTTTTTTCTCTTTAAATCCTGCTCGTAACACACGTTCGGCAATGTATGTATCGAATACTTTGTTTCTATAATCAATACCTAATAAATACAAAAACTGTAAGTCAAAGTTGGCGTTGTGTAGAACCAGTAACTCTCTAGATTCAATTAGGCGTTTAAGTTCTTCGGATACATTTAATTTAAATAAATCAAAGACGTAAACTGTTCGATCTTCGACGGTAGGATCTGCTTCGCAAACTTGAAGTAAGCGTATTTTTGCAATTCCAGCTTGGAGCCCTGTGGTTTCAGTATCAAGGCAAAGCTTTAATTTCGGCTGGAGTTCACAAATAGCCTGCTGTGCTTCCTGATCGTTTGTAAGATAAACAGTTTTCATGGAGAAAAAAAGCTCCCCGACAGGCGAGGAGCTGATGAT